ATGCTGTTTTACCTCCTGAAAGACCACCTCCTGAAAGACCACCACCTGAATATCCTAATCCTAACAAAGGTAAAAATGGGGCAACTTTTGAAAAAGTATCTCCTAAATCACTCCAGAAGTCACCACCTGAAAAACCTCTACCGTGTACATTCTTAAGTTGTTTTTGTAATAACATATCTGCTATTACTTGTTGTACCATACGCTTTTTCTCTGCCTTAGATACAGTTGAAGGTTTACGACCACCTAAAAACATAGTTGCTTGTAGTTCAGGATTATTTAACAAGGGGTGATCCGTGTCTGCTATTTCATCTCCACCACTTAATCCATTTCCACTAAATTTTTTTGATCGTCTTATATAAGTATTCATATATGATTTACCTAATGGTTGTCCATTACAACCAAAATCTTTATTTTTATTAGTTATACAACACCAATCTCCTTTTTTCATCTTATATTTTTTTTTTCGTTGTGGTACACCTCGTTCTTCTTCTTTACCAATTCTTTCAATAATTCTTACTAATTGATCTGGTACTTCGTTATCCCTAACATATTCAAAAAGTTTATTTAATGCTCTTTCATTAATTTTTGCTCGTTTACCACCAGACATTCCAGCATCTGTAGGTTCATTAAAAGGGGGCATACCGTCATTAGCAATTGCTCCACCTGATAATCCAGACCCATAAACATATCCTTCATAAGGTGCGTTTACAGACATATCTCCACCACTTTCCCCTAAACCAACTAATGGTAATAAAGGTGCTACTTTACCAGCAGTATCAATAATCGGATTCCATACACTCATAAAACCGTCAGCAAAATCACTCCAGAAGTCTCCACCTTCCATTTGACCTCCGTGTAATGGATATAAAATAGAATTTTGATAGTCATTTTTCAAGTTTGCTACATCTAATGTCTTTTGCCTATTAGCAATTGCTCTATTATAAGAATTGTTATAACTCGCCATTTTTTTATATATTATACCTTAGAAAATTATTTACAATAGCTTTAATTCTAATAAATTGTAATAAACTGTTTATTACATTAAAAAGTGTTCCATAATACAGTGGGGGACGGTATCAAAAAGTGGGGGAAAAAACTAAACTATATGAATTATAAATGTTAACAAGACAATATACAGGACTTTTCACTTTTTGCCCCACTGACCCAATCTTGCCCCACTTTTTATTTTAAGAATATTAAGGAAACTTTTTTAATTAATAATTAATTAATAAAAAAAAAAGGATATAAAGATTAGAATAATATATTAAGTTATAATATACTAAACAAAATGGTGAAAACAACAACAATAGATAAGGAACACTTTGATAGTGTTATGAGTGAGTTAATCAAGGTAGTAAAAGTAAGGCAAGAAATAGAAGCAAAAAATTATAATAAAGGTTATGGTAAATATACAAAATACTATTATAGAGTAGGTAAATACTGGGAAAACTTTGAAGTGAATAAAACTTATCATGAGTGGGACTATAAAAGAATAGCAAGAAATTTCATTAACCAAGCACCACCTTGTAAAACCCCTGATAACAATAATTTTGAATATGAGAAATGGATAGGAGACCTTCTTCAAATTCATGATAAAGATACTTGGAATTCATACATTAGTTGTTTGAAACATGATTATCCTAACGAACCTCTTACAGAGAAAGAATTATATGGAGAGAAATATGGTCTTATTTCATTTTTATTAAACCCAATACCACTTGATACATTTAAAAATGCTAAGAGATTTGGTAGAAATAAAGAATATATGAAAAATAATTATCATACTATATTTTGGAGAGATAAACATGGAAGAAATCTTGTAGAAAAAACAATAGATTTATCAAAGTCATTTCTAAACTTCCAATTAAAATATGTAAAGTATCCAAAAGATAATAAAATTACAAATAATGTTTCTTATGGTAGAGATTGGGTTGTTACTAATTCTTATTACAAAATAGATGACCTAAAAGAGATACTAAAAATGAATAAAATATCTTTTAAAGGAGTTACTAAATATATGGACTTAGTAAATATTATTAAAAAGGAATTACCTTAATTTTTCATAAAGTATTGCTTTGACTTTATGAAAAAGTTTTGTTGTATTCTAAATCAGTATATGGGGACAATTTCTAACACCCTAATTGGGACTTACGAGATCTATAACGAAGAATGCGGTGCGTTTAAACCCTAAAACCTCTTAGATACTCCGCCCACGGCGTATTAAAATCCTTTATCTGCCCATTTAAAAAAATTATTATCTACTTTACCTATTTCTACGAAACAATATCTACCAAACCATCTCTTATCACTTACTATATGAAAACTATTTATATACCAATTTTTATCTTTCATTTCGTTTAATCGTTTTGGAGTAAAAACATTCAAAGAAGATATGTTAATTAACCAGTATATTTTTTTACGAGCAAGTTTCATACTATGAACCATAAAATCCCAGAACAATTTACGAGGTACAAATGGAGGATTAGATAATACTATATCAATTTCTTCATTAAAATCAAAAAAGTCTTTATTTTCGTTAATTTCACAGTATTTGCTTGTAATATTAGATGGAAAATTATTATAAAATGCCTTATCACCAGCACAAGGATCTAACCATATATCACCGTCTTGATTATTTACTAAATTAATTAGATATTTCGCCATTTCAGGGTTAGTCATTACAATTGATTTATCTTTTTCAACTAATTTACTTAAATTATCATTTTCATTTGATTTATATTCCCATACTTTATTTTCCATATTATATATTAATTACAGAAAATAAAGTGTGGATTTAAATTTTAATAGATTATTTACATTGCTAAATGTTTTTTCAATCTACCGCCTGAATATCCGCCACCAGATGTACCGCCACCAGATGTACCTTCACCCATTATAACATCTTTGACTTTTTCAGCACGACCTGCCCAAGGAGCAATAGAAGCACAAAGTGATTTAAAACTATCTTCCCAAGAGCCACCAACAAGACGAGCAAGAGCGGATTTTGAATGAGAAGGTTGAGAAGACACGGATAGAACATCTGCTCTGGATAAGATAGAAGTGTATGTTTGAGAAGTACCTCTTTCAATAGTAAACACACCAGAATTCATAGTAATCAAAACCATTTCATAAGCATTTGGAAGAATTGTAGCACCAGTATTATTTTCAAATTGAATTTGAAATTGTAATTGAAAAGCACCGATACTCCCCGGAGCGTAAACATCGTCTAATTCTACATGTCTACCCATTTCAAGAGCAAGAACTGAACCACATAAAGGAATTTTATTATAATAGTTAGCACCAGATGGAACATTAGTACCAACAGAAGCATAGCCTTTGAATTCTTGGAATGTTTGATTTGACCCACTTTCAACAGACATACGCCACAAATCCCAATCCGTAGCACTTGATAAAAGACCTGCTTTATTGTTGAAATTAATGCTAATTTTTTTAATGGGTAAGAAACTATCAGAATCAAAATTACTTTGATTACCTAACACTTTTCGGCAACAGATTATTAATTTATCAGGAACTGAGTTAAGTTGTATACTTTGAAAGTTTTGAAAACCAGCAACTACACCAGCGTCAAAAGAACTAACTGTTAAAGGAGTAATATAGCGTGGATATTCAGCAAAAGGGACAACATTTCTGCTTGAAACAAGATCTGAAGGTTGACGAGTGTAAAATTCCATTAAAAGTTTAGCATTAGTAATACCATCTGCCCCATCTGCTAAAGCAACGGTACATAAAGGTTTTTGATTAGCATCTAAAGCAAAGTTTTGATTAGCAATTCGTAATACTTTATTAGGTAAACCCAAATTTGCTGTGAAATTTAGAGTTTGTACACCGTACATACCTTGGTTATTAGATTTAGGATCACACCATATAAATGGGGACAATAATAACGGTTCTAAAGTTGTAAACTCAATAGTAATAGTTCTTTGTTGAGGATTTGGGTCAGCAGTTTTAGGGGAATTACCAGTGACTGATTTTAATTCAAAAGTACCACGAGGTTGAAAATCTTGATCATTTGCTACATTGTTCCAACCAGCAAGAGGATTATTAAGAGTTCCTAAAGCGTCATTATAGTTTAGATAACTATCATACATAGTAGGAGTAGCATTATTATATCTTGCTAATTCACGACGATCATTAAAGCGTAGCAATTGAAACATTACATCTCTCATATTTTGACTAACGGTGTTATTATTAATAGTTGCTTGAATAGTATTACATAAAGATTGAAATGGAAAAGGGGACAAAGCAGAAGAATAACCATAATTAAATAAATATGATCCAACAGGAGCAGTATCAGCAAATGTAGCAGTCATAACTAATTTCATAGTTACCTCTATCATAATTCTACGAGAGAATACGGTACTCTCACTAGGCAACTGAATATTCCAAGTAACACTGGAATTTGACTTGGAAATAGCTTCATATTGACTTGGTGTAATATTTTGAGCACCTTTAAAAACAGCATAGCGGACTTTATCCGTTGTATTAAGAATATCGTCTTGGACACATACTTTTTCAAAATCGCTGGAAGACATTTTTTTGTTATATAATAAGTTAAGAAATTTATTTTAAGAGATTATTTTTAAAATAAATTAATGTTTTTAATTAATAATAATTACCTTATTAACTTACCCCAGCATCTTTTCGTCTAAATAATATTTTCAAACTACAATTACATGAATTCGCTAAAAAGAAGTCATGGTATATTCCATATATATCTTTCCATTGAACTGATATTTGTATACCTGAAATTGGGGCATTACCTTGAAGATCAATTAATCTATATTCAGCAGTTGGAAGATACAAAACTGTTGGGAAATACTCATCTCCTCTATTTAAATTAACCACTAAATCAGTAATTTCATTACTTATGTTATCATTTTGACCTGAAGAACTGTTATTATCTTTAAATATTCTTGGTATTCCTACTAATTGTGGGACAATAGGCATAAGAGAAGTATTAAATATTAATGATTGAATTGGACATATAATTGCTCCTGTACAATACGGTTGTATCATTTCTGTAGTTTGATTTGGGGCAGTACCAACTATATTTATGTTTCCATACTTAACATAATTTTGAATAATATAATTTGCTTCAGTACCTTGAATACCAACTTGGTTAACATCTAAATATGAGCCATTAAATATATTTTCAAATGAGCTAAATAATGTGAATAATGGACTATTAAAATAAAGTAATACTTTAGCGTTTCCGATCCCTAAAGGGTCTTGAGCGTAAGAGAAAGGTGTAAGATAAGGAAATACTAAA